CCAGCACCTAAGAAAGGCGAGTAATAATGGTAACCCTAGTAGAGCAACTAACACCTAGTCAAGCAAACATTGTTAAAGAATCAAGCGAAGATGGTAAAAGCCTCTATATGAAGGGTATTTGTATTCAAGGCGGAGTTAAAAATGCTAACCAGCGTGTTTATCCTGTATCTGAAATTCAAACTGCTATTAAAACAATAAACGAACAAGTTACTGGGGGATTCAGCGTCTTAGGAGAAGTTGATCACCCAAGTAACTTGCGTATTAATCTCGATCGTGTTAGTCACATGATTGAAAATATGTGGATGGACGGTCCTAATGGATTTGGCAAACTTAAGATTTTACCAACACCAATGGGAAAATTAGTCGAAACAATGCTCGACAGCGGAGTTAGATTAGGCGTCAGTAGCAGAGGCAGCGGCGAAGTTAACGAAAGTAATGGAGAAGTTAAAAACTTTGAAATTGTTACTGTTGATGTAGTTGCACAGCCAAGTGCGCCTGAGGCATATCCTCATGCTATCTATGAAGGTTTAATGAATATGAACGGTGGTCAAACATTGTTCAATTTAGCCGGAGAAGCAACTCAAGACCAAAAGGTCCAGAAATACCTAACTGAGTCAATTAAAAAACTCATCAATGAATTAAAACTGTAACATACAGGAGAAGCAAATAATGTTTAATGCTATTAAACCATTAATCGATAACGGTTTGTTAAATGAAGAAGCACAAGCGCAAATTGAAGAAGCGTGGAATGCTAAAGTAGAAGAAGTTCGCGAACAAGCGGAAACTGATCTGCGTTCTGAGTTTGCAACACGTTACGAGCATGATAAAGCAAAAATAGTTGAAACTTTAGATCGTATGGTAACTGAAAGTCTTACAAGTCAAGTTCAAGAAATTGCTAACGAAAAATCAGCAATTGCAAATGACCGTGCAACTGCAATGGTTAAAATGAACGAGACAGCAGCACAATTTGAAAAGTTCCTAACACATGTGTTAGCAAAAGAACTTAAAGAATTTAAAGAAGACCGTAAAGCAAACAAAGCAGCACTCGCAAAACTAGAGTCATTTGTTGCTGAAGGTCTAAAAGCAGAACTAGTTGAGTTTAACGAAGATAAACAAGATCTTATCAATACAAAAGTTAAACTAGTATCAGAAGCAAACAACAAGTTTAATGCACTGAAAAAAGACTTCATTACTCGTAGCGGAGATGCTATTAGTAGTGCAGTTAATCACACTTTAAAAGCAGAAATTAGCCAATTAAAAGAAGATATTGCTGATGCACAGAAAAACAACTTCGGACGCAAGTTATTTGAAGCATTTGCAAGTGAATTTTCTGCAACTCATTTAAATGAGAATGCAGAAATGCGTTCTCTAAAATCACAGATTGAAGAGATGCAAAAACTACTAGAGACTTCAAAAGCAAATGCTGAATCAGCACAAGCAATTGTTGAATCAAAAAATCAAGAAATTAAGGCAATTAACGAAAGTGTTGCTAGAAACAATAAAATCAATGAACTAATGGCACCATTATCAAAAGACAAAGCATCATTGATGATGTCTTTACTAGAAGGTGTTGAAACATCAAAACTTAAATCACAGTATGACAAATATCTACCGGCTGTTATGACAGGCAAAGATAAAGTGTTAACTGAATCAACCAAATCAGTAACAAACGTTATTAGCGAAGTTACTGGAGACAGACAAGCCAAGGCCCAAGAAGGTTCGTTAGATGATACAGTTAGTAACATCTATGACATCAAGCGTTTGGCAGGTTTATAAGAGAAAAAGGAAATAAAAAAATGAGTAACAAGCTCTTAGAAGAAAGCCGCTGGGGAGAAACCAAAGACGCCCTACTTGAGGGTCTAAATGGTTCAAAGCGCACAACAATGGGTGCAATTCTAGAAAACACTCGCAAAGCACTTAACGAATCTGCATCTGCAGGCGCAACATCTGCAGGTAACGTAGCAACACTTAACCGTGTTATCCTACCAGTTATCCGTCGTGTTATGCCAACAGTTATTGCTAACGAAATCGTTGGTGTTCAGCCAATGCAAGGTCCTGTAAGTCAAATTCACACACTACGTGTACGTTATGCAGATAACTTTACATCAAGTGCAGCAGGAGCACCAGGCACAGACGCATCAGCAGGCGACGAAGCATTGTCACCATTCCGCATTGCGCAAGGTTATTCAGGTCGTGCACCTGGTGTAACTAGTACAGACGGCAAAGCCGGTGGTACAAGTGCAATGGAAGGTTCTGCAGGTAACCGTATCAGTGTTCAAATCCTAAAGCAAGCAGTTGAAGCAAAAACACGTAAGCTATCAGCACGTTGGACATTTGAAGCAGCACAAGATGCACAAAGTATGCATGGTCTAGATGTTGAAGCAGAAATCATGGCAGCACTTGCTCAAGAGATTACTGCTGAAATCGATCAAGAGATCCTATACAGTCTACGTGCTCTAGCAGCAACAGAAGAAACATTCAACCAAAACGCAGTAAGTGGCACAGCAACATTTGTTGGCGACGAGCATGCTGCACTAGCAGTTCTAGTTAACCGTGTTGCAAACAAAATTGCACAGCGCACACGCCGCGGCGCAGGTAACTGGGCAGTTGTTTCTCCACAAGCACTAACAGTCCTACAGTCTGCAACAACAAGTGCATTTGCACGTTCAACTGAAGGTACATTTGAAGCACCAACAAATACAAAATTCGTTGGTACATTAAATGGCGCAATGCGCATCTATGTTGACTCATATGCAGCAGACGATACAGCAGTACTAGTTGGCTACAAAGGTTCAAGTGAAGCAGACGCAGCCGCGTTCTACTGCCCATACGTACCTCTGATGTCAAGTGGTGTTGTTCTAGACCCAGCAACACTAGAGCCAGTAGTTGGCTTTATGACTCGTTATGGTTATGTAGAACTAACAAACACAGCGTCATCTTTGGGTAACGCTGGTGACTATCTAGGTGAAGTTGCAATTAGTAACGTTTCATTCTCGTAATAGTTATTAACATACTATAGAAAATAGCACCTTCGGGTGCTATTTTTTTGACTTTTTTGAATAAATATATTTACACAAGGAGTGTTTATGGGGAACACCATCCCCGTAGCCCTAGAACGGCAAATTAACAGGAGAAACAAAATGGGTAGACCAATTAACAAAAGATTCCTAGGCGAACCGACTGCGGCAGGTAACGAAATCAAAGTACAATTTAATGATGGCACAGGTTCAATGCCAGGTTACATCGTTAAGCAAAAAGCATCAAAGCGTTTTGAATGTTCAAACGCTGGCGGCACAAAAACTGATATTTGTTTACTAGTAGACAAAGCAAGTGCTTCTTTGCTAGCAGGCGAAATGTCAATTACTGTTGACGACAATGGTACTCCACGCCGTGTTACAAAAATTGCAAGTCGTGTTGTTGTTATGAACAACGGCGTACGCCAAGCATGGGACTTTACAGGTACTGGCGCTGTAGTTGAAATGGAAGAAGCAGGCACAGGCGTTGGCGCAGGTGTTGATGTAACACTTGGTACAGATGATGACGTACTAACAGGCGCAGATGATATCGAAGGCGATGATTAATCAATATAAAAATTGATTTTTTTAAAGTTACAGCATATAATAAGTATGCTGTAACTTTTCTTATTTTATAGTAAAAAACAGTTTCTTTCAAAGGTAAATACAGTATCATGGCAGAAGTAAAAAAGATAAACGACCAATATACAATTAGTGCTCCGACAATTATTATTGACGGTAACTTAACAGTAAGTGGTTCAACAACTAGTGTTGAAACTACAAACTCAGTTATCTCTGATAATACAATTGTTTTAAACGAAGGCGAAAATGGCGCAGGCGTAACAGCAGGCACATCAGGAATCGAAATTGATAGAAACTCTTTAGATAATGCAACATTCTTATTTAACGAAGCAGATCGTGCGTGGGAACACAAAATTGGATCGATCTTTAGTATTACTAGAGGATTAGATCCCGATGGTCCAAATGATTATGCAACTAAAAACTATGTAGATTCTAATGCTGGCGGCGCAGCAGGCACTGTAGCAGGTAGTAATACTGAAATTCAGTTTAACGACAATGGCGCATTTGGTGCAAGTTCAAATTTAATATGGGATGGATCTCAACTTAGTGTTACTGGAGATATTACATCAACCTCAGTTATTAGCAGTGTTAACGTTGAAGCAACAGGTATTTTAGCATTAAGTGATTTTGGGTCTCCGCCTCCTAGTGCAACAGCAGGAAAAACTAAATTGTATGCAGGTACGCCAGCAGCTGGCGGCTCAGGTTTGTTTTTCCAAAATACCACAGACAATGGCGAACTTGTAAGCAAAAGAAAAGCAATTGTTTATGGTATAATTTTTTAAAGGATATTTGAATGTCAATAACACAAAACACAATAGGAACATCTGCAACAACACTTTACACCAGCAGCGGAAATTCTGCAACTTCGGTAATTTATTTTATGAATAACCATAGCGCAGATGTAACAGTACAGTTACATGTTGTTCCAAACGGTGGAACACTTGGCGCAAGCAATAAAATTGTAAAAGACTTATTAATTACAGCAGCTGATACATATGTTATGGATGCAGAAAAATTATTACTAGACAATGGCGATACAGTACAAGCAACGGCAAGTGTCGACGCAGTAGTGCATGTAACAGTAAGCCATATCGCAATATAAGGATTTATAAACAGTGGGAAGATACATTAAAAACTCTGTAACTGCATCCGTCAAAGGACCAATAACCGGCGGCGTTAATGTTCCAGCTGGTAGTGCAGCAGAACGTCCAGCTGATGCAGTTGAGGGAACAACACGATTTAACACTGATACCAATAATCTCGAAGTACACAACGGCACTAACTTTGATACTATTGCTAGGGAAGGCAATGTTAGTATTACTAAAGATAGTTTTACTGGTGACGGAAGTACAACAACATATACTTTAACTATTACCCCTCCAAGTGAAAATAGTATCTTGGTGTTTGTTGGAAACGTTTTCCAAGACCCAGGTACAGCATTTACACTATCGGGTGCAACTTTGACTTTTTCTAGTGCGCCACCAAATTCACATGTAATTATTGTTTTACATGGATTTAGCAGTACCGAAGTTTCATAAATACTATTAGAATTTTAAATACCGAGGCTCGCCGACGATAGAATACGGTGAATAGTATGGAGGCACACAATGGCCATTGGTCGTATATCCGGTCCTATGTTAAGGGCAAATCTAGAAAGACAAGGTGTTGATTTAAGCATCGACACTGACTTACTTTATGTTGATGTTAATAATAACAGGATTGGTATCAATGAAGCAGTGCCTACCAAAAGTTTACATATAGACAATGTAACAATTGAAAATAACGAAATTAGAAGCACAAGCGCAGCATTAGATCTAGGCGCAACACCGTCGGACATTACTATTGGCGGCGGCACCGACGGGTATTTTCTACAAACAGACGGAGCTGGAAACCTTGTGTGGGCAGAAGTTGTTGTTAGTTCAAATGGCTTAGACTTAACACTTGGAACACCAACTGACGGAGGCTTGTATCCACCGGGTGCAATTACCGATTGGCAAGGCACTACAAAAATTACAGACGCCATTGACGATTTAAACGAAGCATTAGAAAACATTCGTAACGATACGTTTGTTAAAGAAGTTGATTTTACAGCAGATCAAACTGTAGGCGGCGCTGGGCTAACAGTTACCCTAACAATTACAACAGTAGGTAATCCTAACCAATACGAAATTGACTGGGGTGATGGCACAGTTGACACGACCACGGACAGCACTCCGACTCACACCTATAGTACCAACACAGGTTCTCCTTTTACTGTTACTGTAACAGCAAGTAATACTAGTGGCGAAGGAACAGGCAGCGAAGCAACTAAAACAAGAATTAGTTACATTATTATCTATACTGCTGATCCGGTTGTATCATTTGCGGCATACGCCGCATCAAGTGGTGGCAGCCCAATTACTTTTTGGGACGATGGCGCAACTGTTTATTTTGAAAACACAACAACCAATACATCAGGTGCTACAGTACAGTATACCTGGGATTGGGGAGACAGCGAGTCCGATAATGTCATTACCGATGATGGTGACCCAGGCGGAGTAGGCGGCGGACGTCTTGCTCATACATTTACAGCAAGCACAGAACAAGAAGTACAACGTATAGTATCATTGACAGTTGATAGTCATTCAACCGCACAACCAAGTGTTATTCCTGTTGATGATGATGATACATTTGAAATTTACGATACCCATACACCAAGTTTAACGCTAGACGTTACTACGGGCATCAACGAGCAGTCTACAAGCGGGTTACCAGTTACTATTACAAATACAACAGAGAATACAATTGGCAGTTATGCAACCTATGGGATTTACTACAAGTACACATTTGGTGACGGTTCTATACAAAATGTTAATGTAGGAAGCGGCGCAGCAGGCGATACCAGTGGCACAATGGGTCATATTTATACATTGAGTAGCAGCGATCAAGCAAATGGTATCGCTCAAGACTACACCGGTAAACTTGAAGTATACAGCAATCACACTAGTAGTCCATTCCAGAGCAGCAACTTCACAGTACACGTTGAACCAGATGTACGAGCAACTATTTCGGGTACAGCAATCACTGTCAGTGACCGCAACGGCGATAACCAGTATGATGTATACGATGGTGTAGGCTATGACGGTGTTAACCGAGCACTGGTGCGTGTAACTAACACTACACAAAACGGCGACGATTATGTGTATGATTGGGGAGACACTAGCAGTAACGATACACCTACTGAAGACGGCTCAAGCGCAGGAAGCATTGGCGCTGTAATTGATCACGATTATACAGGCGAAAGTATTGGTAACCTTACTCTAAACTTTACTGCCAACGGTACACCAGACATAACAGCACAAACTGACACAGACAGTATAGTATTCCAATTAAACAGTGTCCCGTCTGCTCCTGCAGGTTTGAGCAGCAAAAGTATTACACTGAGTGATAGCTATCAAGGTACACTGCCAAGATTAGCAGCAGGGTTTGCAGACAACAGTGATTCTAATCCGTTGAGTGCAGGTGCAGATCTAACAACTACAACAGCTAGAAGATTTACTTCGGGTACAATTGATACCAGTGTAGCAGAAAATGCTTACAATGGTGTTAGTGGCACAGTAACCGCAATTATCAATGGTATTGATTCGGGCAACACAACATTTTCAGCCTCACTGAATGAAAACGGTACATTTAGTACATTGGTTATTACAGACCAACGTGATGCCAATGATACTATCAGCAGTAGTACATACCCAACAGGCTTCTATCAAACTTTTGATAGTAAAATTACACAATCACTAACCAGCTACAGCGTTGGTGTTAACGATGAGCGCATTGAACATAGCACCACAGGAAACACAAATTATGTAACAGTTGTGCGTGACGATATGACAGTATTGCCAAGTTTTGGTAGTATAGGCACATTAAGCGAGCATACAGCAGGCACATACAGATATGTATCGGGTATTCCATATTACAACACAGGCAGTCCGAAACTAACTGTAAGCGGTGTTACTGTAAACAATTTAGTTGGACAAGCATACACAAACCAAAGCAACATTGTTGAAATTGATCCTGGTACAAACTACGAAAGCACCAGCAGTACTGCTATACAAAATGAAGACTACACTTATGCGCAAATTGACGGTTCTGTTAGCTTCTTAACAGGCGGTATTCCAAATGCCAACACTGGCACTAGTAGCGCATATGCGTTAGGTGACTTAACAGTAGATATTACAACTTCAAATGTAAGAACTATCGAATCACCCCAAATACGTGTCAAAAACGTAAACGGTACCAGCAGTTATTCAAACTTTAGTGAAAAAGTACAAGTACACAGTAGCAGTCAGTCAGGCGTAAATGAACTGATAATTCCAGTTGCAGATGCCTTAGGTAACGGCACTTACACAGATGACGGCATTAGAATCACAGATTTCTTGGCAGCAACCACAGACACTCCAAGTTACACAGGCAGTACTAATTTCTATACCAATGCTCCTTATAGTGAAAGTAGCGATCCTGGAGTTGAAGGAACACAGGAAGCAACTGTTAGACTAGGTGTACTTGAACATAATTCAGAAGATTACAGCACAGGATTTTTGCCTATTGGTCCAGATCGCAGTGCCGACACTGGCACACAATATTTTACATTTGCCTTCCGCAGACAAGTTGTTGCTAACTTTGATATTGATATTACTAGTAGCACAGGTATTACAGGTATGTGGATAGCAGCACCGGGCACTGGTATTGATAGTGCTAGTGGATTAAACGGTTGGCTAGACACTACAGGACAGTATGCAGGGTCAGGGGTACCTGGCAGTAACACTGGCGCCGGCGGCAATGGCAGCGACAATTGTGCGCTAACTGGTGCTGACGTTGTGCCAACAGGGACTAGTTTAAACAGTGGATATACTATGACATTGGGTGCTGAAAATATGAGTAACGCTACAGGAAATGTAGTGCTGGTAAGAATTGCTCTTGCTAGCGGACAAAGTATAACCAGTATTAGCATTGGGGAGGCAAGTTAATGGCTATTTCAGACACACAAAAAGTTGACTACCTCTTTAAGAAAATAGGGTTTGGTACAACAAAAACAGACACAAACGCCAACAAACTAGCAGCTAACGAAAGTATTGCGTCACCTTTGCTACTACGTGGTGATAAAGTATGGCAACAAGCAGGTGATATTCCAGCAGTTAAGCCAAATACTTCAAATAGCATTATTGGAATATACACTGGTGCTACTACAGTTGAGTGTACAGAAGACATTACAGCAACCGGCAATAGAACTTGGAAAACCAATGCAACAGACTGGATCCCACCGGAATTTGGTAGTACCTATCTTGTTAATGTTTATATTCACACCAGCGGAGATGCAGCCAATGCCGAAGATATTAGCAACAAGGTGTTTGTCACAGGTTCAGGTAACAACGACGAATGGTTCTTTGATTACCAGTCAGGTGTGTTAAACTTTATTGGCGACAATTTGCCCAATGGAGTAAACTTTTCCGGCAAGAGTGTTTATATTGCAGGTGCCAGATACATTGGTACATTTGGTGTCGGCGCCGCTGCAGGTGAAGATGCCAGTTTAGGTAACTTACAAGTCAGTAACAACACATTGAGTAGTGTTAATCCAGATGCTGATATTATATTAGATCCAAATGGCACAGGACAAGTAGAAATTGTTGGCACTAATGCTGTAACTATTCCAAGTGGCACTACAGCCCAACGTCCCAGCGGAAACGCAGGTGACTTGAGAATAAACACAACTACTGGTAATTTAGAATTTTATAACGGCACTGAATGGGTAATAATAACTGAACAAGTGGATATAACTACGGTTGATACATTTAGTGGAGATGATACTACTACAGTATTTACTCTTAGCGAAAGTACAACTAGTACATCGATCATTGTTACAGCAAACGGTGTAGTACAAAGCCCAGGCAATGCATACGGTGTAAGTGGCACAACACTAACGTTTACTGAAGCTCCTGCAACAAACGATGCAATTGAAGTCAGATACGTTTCGTCAGCATTTACACTAGATTCGACTATATCAAATGGCAGTCTTTATGCTACAGTTTCGAGTACAAATGTTGAAATAAACACTGACGTTTTACCTGATGTTGATGCTACACACGATCTAGGTTCAACTACATTTCGTTGGAATAATGTATACACAACAGATTTGCATCTTAGTAATATGAACAAAGAACAGGGAAACGATGTTGACGGTACTAACGGTGACTGGACTATACAAGAAGGCGACGAAAACCTGTATTTAATTAATAATACGACAGGAAAAAGATATTCTTTTGTACTAAAAGAAATTGAGTAAATTGACAATAGTATAGTTAAATTTTTCCAAATTTACAATAAATAGTTTTACATATACAATTACTATATAGTAAAAAAGGAAAAAATATGGCAGT